ATGGCAACAAAATATAAGGAAAGGGAGCAACCTTGAAAGCTGCTCCCACCCCTTACTTTTCGATGAAAACTTTAACAAATGAATATATCTTTTTTAAAAAGACCTCATTGTTAATCTCATCGACCATATTTTTAATGAGCTGTTTATAATCCATCGTGCATCCCTCCCAAATACGAACATTTGTTTGATTATATATTAGCACAAAGATATATATATTTCAACAGATGCGGGCAGGGAAACGCGATGAAGCGTCAAGCCTGCGCGACAAAAAACGACAGACTGCGCAGGGTTTGACAGAATGTTACACACGGTTATATCGCTGCGGCGATCAACAAACAAAATATCATATGAGGAGGATAAGAAAATGGCACTTATCAAATGCCCCGAATGCGGGAAAGAATACTCAGAAAAGGCAGCTACATGTCCAAACTGCGGAGCGCCAAACGATTTATTAAATGGGAGCCAGCAGAATTTGAACGACCAGCTCCAGACGAGCGATACCACAAAAAAAACAAACACAGGGTTGAGCATAGCTGCTTTTGTTGTTTCACTTTTTAGTTTAATATTTGCACCTTTATCCATAATCTCGATTATTTTAATTATAATCGACGCTGTTAAGAATAAAAACAAAAAGCGCAAGAAGGGGCTTTGGATTGCCGCACTTGTTATATCAATCATTATGATCATAACTCTTTTTGTTCCGAAATCGGGTAACAACGATGCAGAACAGCACACAGTTGTGCAAGAAAATTCAAATGGCGACGTATCAGAAGGAGCCGATCCAATCGAAACGGAAACTAACATTCCGAAAGAATATATTGAGGTAACTGCGGATGACCTCGTTGATGCTCTGAACAGCAACGCGATGAAAGCACAGAATGATTACCTTGATAAATATCTGCAAATCACTGGAACATTAGGCACAATCGACAGCTCCGGGAAATATATCTCGATTGATTCGGAACAGTTTTCGTTGGCAACAATCCAATGTTACATGACTTCCGAGACACAAAAAGAACTGATTATGAATATGAAAAAGGGCGACCCTATCACAGTAAAAGGATATTGTAAAGATATGGGAGAAATCCTTGGATACCAGATAGATATTGAAGAAATAACAAATTAAAAAATAAAAAGCCCCGATGCTGGTAACACCGGGGCAATAAAGAAAACTATACAGCACGTGAGGTGGTGGTATGTTTTCCCTCGCAAGAAAAGTATATCACAGCCTCCTACACCTGTATAGGTGTATTTTTTATACCTAAAAGGAGGATTAACTATGGCAACAGCAAAAAAACTCCCGTCTGGATCATGGAGATGCCGTGTTTACGACTACACAGACGAAAACGGGAAAAAACACTATAAATCATTCACGTCTGACAATCCAAAGCCCGCAGGAAAGAGAGAGGCTGAGGCTGCCGCCGCTGCTTATGCAGTTTCAAAAAAAACTGCTGCTCCGCGTTCCTTAACTTTCCAGGCAGCCCTTGAGGCATACATCGAAAAAAGGTCTGTCGTGCTGTCCCCTTCCAGCGTCCGGGAATATAAACGCGCCAGGAAAAATTATAAGGACTTGAAAGATATCCGAATAGATGACATAACCCAGGAGGATATCCAGAGGCATGTCAATGCGTTTACCGAAGGGCACTCCCCGAAGAGCGTCCGGGATAACCACGCTCTAATCAGTGCCGTATTAAGGGAGACGCGCCCCGATTTTGCACTGAACACCGTTCTCCCGCAGAAGATTCGACCGCAGCTCTATGTACCGACAGATGATGATATAAAAAAGGTTATGGAGGCAGCCAAAGGGACAGAAATGGAAATCCCAATCCTACTGGCAGCCTTCGGCCCCATGAGGCGCGGGGAAATCTGTGCGCTTGACCGAAGTGATATAGCTGGGACACGCGTCCATGTGCACCGCAACATGGTTCTAGATGAAAACAGAAAGTACATTATCAAATCCCCAAAATCATATGCTGGAGACCGTTTTATAGATTTTCCCTCCTTTATTACGGACCAGATTCCAAAAGGCAACGGCAGAGTGACGGAACTCAACCCGAATATGATCACCCAACGATTTAACCACGTCCTAAAGCATGCTGGAGTGCCGCACTTCCGATTCCACGATTGCCGGCATTACTGCGCGTCTATCATGCACGCAATCGGGGTTCCAGATGCTTATATTATGGAGCGCGGCGGCTGGGGGAATGATGGGACATTAAAAAACGTCTACCGCCATGCGATGGAAGACCAGCGCGAAAAGATGTCAAATAAGACCAACGGTCATTTTGACGCGATGTTCAATTCTCTGTAAGCGTGTCATATTTCGTGTCATACTGTTGTTTATTTTAATATTTTAACGTACATATATATACTTTTAATAATATTACTATATATCCAAGAAATGCTTTAAAATCAGCATTCCCAGCAAATAAAGGAATTTCAAAGCATTATGCAAACCAGTTCAAGTCTTGTCACTCCGACTAAAAGAACCTTGAGAGATCAAGGTTCTTTTTGCTTTGTGTCATATTTCGTGTCATACATCATCAAAAAATAAAAAGCTGGGAGGACTTTGAATGTCCTCTCGGCTTTTTGCTTTTATTCTGGTTTTTTCTTCACTCCAACATCTTAACCTTATGGACAATCCCATTTATTCCCATCGCCGCAAACTGCTGCTGGATGACCTCTGCCTGCGCGCGTGTCCAGACGTCTGCCACAGATACGGTATAAATCACTCCCGGCTCTTCCGCAGGCTGCGACCATGCTGCAGGATCACCATATGCCATGTCAAGGTCTACATCTCCCTTGATGCCTGGAATCTCTCCACAGCTCGTGTACTGCCATCCAGATATATCGCTGCCAACATCGGGCTTGTATTCCTGATCCGGCTCGTCATCAAACTGCATCGTGCGATAACCTTTGTAGTATCGAGCCACCCACAGCCGTGTCCCAGCAAACGCGTCAAAGTCCAGCCAGCGCTCCTTATAAACATACAGCCCGATATATAGCCCAAATCCGTAACCCGCCGTCGTGATGACTTCCTGTGCCGCTCTGATGCACTTTGTCAGTTTTTTAATGCCCAACGGATGCAACACATCTTTGTCCTCTACATCCCACCAGACCATTGTTCCGGTCAGCCCGTGAGACTGTAATAATTCTACGACCTGCTGAGCTTCTCCACGCGCCGTTTCCGGCGTGGCTGCGTAGGTGTACTTATATACAGACAATGGTATATTGTGCTTTCGGCAGCCTTCCAGATTTGCAGCAAACTGATGATCTTCCTTGCCCGATCGGCGCACACTGCGCAAGATTGCAAATGCAACTTTTGACGCTGCAACCTGTTCCCAGTCTATCACGCCTTGATTATCCGAAACGTCAATTCCTTTCCACATTTGCATTACCTCACAACAAAATTCTCCCACTTCTTGTATGCATCCACATACGTTTCCTGCTTGTCCCCATTATGCGTGATTTCATAATACATCCCGTCAGAAACAGTTGTGCTCAGCAGCGCCTTGTGATTCTGAAGCGTCTTGCAGTACCAGACCACATATACATCATCCTGTGCAATCTGCTTCTGGTCGGTTTTGTCCGCATGACTGTTGAAATAGTCAACGACAATCTGTTTGCTCTTTTCCAAAAATTCTTTGCTTCCCATACTTTCAATCCTCCGTATAATCTTCAATCACAGCAATTCCGTACTCAATGGCGCAAGTATTTTCGATGCGACATCCTCTTGCGTTTTCCCAGCCTTTTGCAAAATATGCAATGTCTGCCGTAGAAAGCAATTCCAAAGATTTTCCCAAAAACCACAGAGGTCTCGCATCCGCAGGCGCGCTCTAGAAAAACGAATCAATAACCTCTACTTCTTCGTTCTCTGCAAAATTTCTCTTTGCGCTGGCAATTGCCTTTTCCCTCTCTTTTAAAATTTCATCATCTGTTTTGCCTTTCATCGGCTGTGAAATAAAAAGTTTTTTCATATTCTACTCTCCTTATCATTTTATGAGGGCGACCGAAGCCGCCCCAGAATCACGCTTAACCCCGCGCCGGGAGATAATCGGATCACCTTATCCTTCCTGTTCTGCCTTGTCTGCTTCAATAGCCGCCGCATCTGTCAGCCCTTCCCCGATAACATAGCCGATAACCGTAGCACCAGCCATGATCAGCGCAGAGATCTGTGTGGCTTCATTTTCCGTCCCTCCGCAAGCCACAATCATCAGCGTCACAAATGATGCCACGCTCATCCAAAGCTTTCTGCTTGTCAGTTTTCGCATCCAATCAATCTTTTTCATTGTCATACCTCCTTAATTTTGTATATGCTTCCATCCGGATATTTGATGTCTAGAGCTAACACCTCCGGCTGCAGCTTTTCGTGATAAATGTCATCCCCGCCGGCAGCTTCGTACACATTCCCCAGCTCTCGGAAGGTCTTTAATCCGTCCGGCGTCACATATCTCTGTGATGTAAATTCCTTATGTAGCCGCCACAGAGTTGTACGTAGCGAAGCAATCGTGCGTTCGTTGTCCTTCTGGATGTACTCTTCCAGCATCCGAGTTATATTCTTTACATCCTGCTTCAATTCAATCTGTTTTTCGTACAAATCGTCCTGCCTTCTGGCAAGATTGTCCCTGATCGTAATAGATTGCTGGTGGTACTCCTCTTGCTTTGACACGACTCCACTTTGCAGCTCCTCGATATGTGAATAGACTGCTGCGATCTCCTTTTCACGCTGTTTCCGGAAAAGATTCTTTTTCTTTACCAACCCCAGTGCGTCAAGGACCTTATTCCAGCTTTCCACGATAGTCGGGATAAACATAAACACACCAGCGATCACAACCGCTATCGTCCCCCACCCAACATTTTCCGCCTTTTCTATCAGTTCAATAAGCATTTCCTACGCCTTTCTCATTCGCTGGCTTCTTTCCATACACTATCCGTTCCTACGGCTCCCGGCTCCCATACATTATTGTCGACCAGAGATTCCCAGACCTTACTATTGTGTTTTACCTTATCGCCTTTTTTATATCCGTTTGTGCTTCCCGGCTGCTCCCAGTCCGGTGTTACGTTCGGGTCTGGGATAAGAACTTTTGCGAACAGGGACGGTGCCGCCTCCGGAGTCCACTGCTCCTGTTTATCGTGGTCAGACAGGACATTGTACAGCACTTTATTATAAGTGCACCGCCGCCCTTTTGTCAGATGTGTTCCGGCCTCCAGCGCTTCCCATTCAGGGTACAATGACGGCACGCGTAAAGCTTGTGCATCCGTGTTGTCCGCAGCGCTGAATTTAGCCTGCTCTAGCATTGCCTGAAGATTATCTTTCGCTTTTTTTGTAAACATATCATTCGCCCTCCAAGATTCCGTTGATCTCATTGATGCCGGACGTGATGCTGGACACATCGTTTTCCAGTTTTGCGACTTTATCAGTCAGTCCCTCCGGCAGCCCTGCTTCTTCAACTTTTTCCATATGCACCGTACATACAGCCACATGGGATTCCACAAACCCGCTTTCTGTGGTTGCGTCCTCCTGCTCGTAATTGATGGATGCTATCACGTCAGGCGTATATTCCATCCCCGCAAATCTTTTGAATCCTGCATACCCGCATATTAAGTCGAGCCCGATATAATATCGCATCACAGCCGTATTTGCAGCATCTGAAAACATATCTATAATATTTTTCACATCGCTGCTTTTTATAGAGATTTGTAATGATTTCCCGCTTTGGACAATTCCATCAATCTCCAATTCTTTCCCAGATTTAAATACGATTTTTCTCATATTCTTACCTCTTTTCTGTTAGTATTTTAGGTTTTTTCTACATATCCCCGTAAAAATACACTGTGCCGGTTAATTTTACCTCTCGGTTCTCAACAGAGTTTGCTGGTCCGTTTTGAGACTTATTGCCTGCACATCCGGTAATTGTAATAGTCCCAGTTGATGCATCATATCCCAAGGCAGGTGAACAAGTGGCAACAGGATCATAAGCTGTCCTACCTCCATAGTCGCTATTTCTATGCGAGCTTGATGTTGTGGCATTTGTAACTACAAAAGCAAAATCCTCTGCAGTCAATTTTTCATAGCCGGATATCTGCCTGGCAACAGAAAACGATCCATTTCCAACCCCTGATTTAATAACATGCCGATCTGTCTTACCCAATTTTTTTGTTACTGTATCAGCACCAGTGGAGTATGTAATATAAACCCCGTCCTCTCTAGCGTCCATGCCTTTGATCGCACCATTGTCGTTGAGTGAATCAATATTGGTCTTTGCATTCGCAAATCCGTTTGCGATTCGCTGTTCTAGGTCGTTCATGTTTTTAGTGTTAAACGCATCGCCCTCCTGCGATACCTGCCCCTCACTGCGGGAAACGTCATACGTTGTTGATTCTCCGTTTGCAACGTTTCTCAGAAGCCGACGTCCTGCAAATTCCACAAGGCGGGCTTTCCATTCTTTCGGAGTAAACCACGTTTCTGCCATTATAAAATCCCTATTCCTTCCCCGGCGTAGATTTCATCGCCGCAATAATAATAGCTGTCCATGACGCGGTCATATACATATTTGACATCGTGTAAAATCCGCTCTATGGCATTCCATTTTTGATAAGTAACCAGCGGCGTATCTGGCGTAACTGGGGTATCTTTCAAGGTACTCCATGCGTCCCGGATGCGTTGTACATTATCACGGATTCTTTTAAAATCACTTACTCGTGGGATTTGATTCTTTTCCCACGTTTTCGTTGTTACAGTTATCGCTAAAATTCCAGCGATTTCCCGGATATTCCCTTCAATCCTGTTCAGGTCTGAAGCATTCAGCGCGCCTTTCATTCCTGCAGCCCATTCTTTTTTCTCCGTTTCCGTGATCGTCCCCGCAGCATATTTTTGCGTAAGCAGTTTTGCCCGCTCCACATCCTCCTGTGTCCGGTCATATACCCATTCCATTAGGTGATTCCCACCTCCTCATCCGCATACAACTCGCCAGAATAATAATCTTCTGATGTTATTTTATAATATCCTCTGTACTTTGCCGTACCCACAAATCCACCCGTGAGGTCAATGCTGAGAGATTCTATACAGGCGACAAAATTACCATGCATTTGCAAGGTATTTTCGACTTCCGCCCAGTCCCCCGCTTTTTCCTCGGCGGACAAATGACGCGTCTGAATAATCTGCTGAAGCTGATAATAATCAAGTATATTATCTGCAACCTTCTGGGCACTTTCATAATTCAAAAGCGTTCCTGTAAATGTTTTTGTGTTCCGCACCTCGCCGGACTTTATATGCTCGATTCTGGACAGTGTAGCCAACTCTGTGCCAACATATTTGCGCCCCGTGATTGCAACCTCCGTACGGGCGCTTCCCGCGATTTCAAGCACAACATAATACGGCATTTGTTTAACTATCCTGCCTGCTGATGCGACCATGTTCACCGCCGGGCTCGTAAGCTGGATTATATGTATCCCCGGCTCGTATGTGCCTTTTGTAATCTCACTTTCTGCTGTCTCCAACACCCATGTTTTATATTTTACGTTCACATCTGACACATAAGGATCTGCCTTTAACGTCGTGGAAAATTTCCGGCTGCGCGGAATCGTTGTCGATATTTTTCTGGTCGATTTTCGTATTTCGATTCCAGACCGGCGGGATGTGTTCATAATCGCAGCGCAAGCGAACAATACCTCACGCAGAGCTTTTTGACAGGTCTGGATTTTAAGCGTGCCATACAGCGGCGTTTGCGCCACCTCTTCCTCAACCGTATAATCTTCAATCCCTGCCGCTGTCATAATCTCTTCGATCACACTTCCCGCCGTTTCTCCGGCGTATATCCGCCCGTCTTTAAAATCCACATTAGCAAGCATCCCTTTGTAGTCGATCGCCGATATTTGGGTGACATTTTTGGTGGTACTGTTGGATTCCATAAAAAACACGCCAAGCGGCATCTTCACGCCGTCAACGATTTCGTATGGCAACATTCTTTGCTTTTTCTGCAATGTTTTGTGCAACCCGTCAATGTTTCCAACATTAAAATCATCATCAGTGTCAACAAAGTCAAACGTGAGCTTGTCCGTTTTGATCTGATTACTGATAGGATCTGTGTCATTTAAAAGCTTCGCGCTTTTTATGACATCGTGGCCCCAGATAAACGTTGTGCCATACTCGAGATAGTTTAACTTTACATTGTGCCACGGTAGGGCACGTACAAATCGGATCTCAATTCGTCCGTATTCCTCCACCTGATTTTTTGCAAAATAATCCAGTTTGTTCGGAAAGAAACGTTTTTGCGATTTATATGTACCGCCGAGGTCGTACCATGTCACTTCCATCTCCAGCGGGAATGCTTCTGAAAAATGAAAAGTCAGCCCGATAGAGGTATGATTTTCGGTAAAATCTATTCTGATTACAGGCTGTTTTGTGAAAATTCCATCTGCGCCCGCTTGCACATCCGAAAAAAACGGGATGTCCGTCGGCGTGTCTGGCATTTCGCTAAGACTCCCATCCAGCGCGAAGAAATTGTGCTCCAGTGTAGCGTATTTGGGTGGGCTGCCTTTTGACTTAAACAGCCCCATATCCCCAAAAGCAGCATTGCTCTCTGTGCTTTCTTTTGCATCAGGCAGAGCAGTCGTGTCATACAGATTGTATTCGACATAAAATTCTGTTTTCATCATGGTCTCCTTGACGGTTCTTTCGCCGTAAACTTGCAGGTAAACCCTTTATAATCAGCGCTATCCTGTGTTATCTTCTCGTATTCATCAGAGACGCTGGATATATAAGCAGTGTATTCGTAATAACCAGGATCTGACGGCAGCGAAATAACATGGAATGGGACGGGCTCTGTAACCTTATCCCAGAAACGTTTATATACGCCATCCGGGAACGCGCTGCTCTTCCCGACCGACATTGTGTAATTAAAGTAAACGCCTATCAGTTCACGCTGGAGTTCTCCCGTTTCAACTCTTTCGGCGAATTTGTCGAGGAAATCCGCGTTTCTTTTTATGGACACGATGGGGATGTTAAAAAACTCCCCATCTATGTATATGCCGCGTGTGAAAATCATCCTCCGATCACCTCCAGATTGTATCCTTGCCTATTTGCTTCTGACAAGAAATCCTGTAGTGTAGCTTGCGCCAAATCTGTCCCGTTTACCTGCAAGACGATCCTTGCCGTTCTAAATCCGCCGCCGCTCTCTGCCATTACCTCCGATACGGCTTGTTTGATTGTGCCTATCGGTGCTTCGATGTTGGTCTGCCCTGCCCGCTGGTCGCCCAGAATCGCCAAGAACGGGTTGCCGCCACGGATTACCGAGCCAGATGCAAGCGCCGGGATATCTCGCAGGGTACGAGATGCAAAGCTTTCGCTTATGGCATACGGCTGCACGGGAGTTGTTCGCGTATGCGATGATCCTCCACCAGTAAATGCGTTTTTGATGCCGCTGCCGATGTTCTTGATTCCCTCTATAACACTTGAAATCATGTCGCCAACCCATGTAAAGAAGCCGGACAAGAACGCCTTTATAGAATCCACGACGCCTTCTACTTTGGTTTTAAAAATCGTGAAGATTTCCTGCGCGGTATTCCATGCGCCCTTCCAGTCTCCATCAATCAGCTGCTTAACAACTTTTACAAACAGACGAAATACAGTTTTCATGATGTCAATAATACTTTTTATCTTATTCCAGAAATCGTTGAACGTATCCCAAGCAACCGCCCACGCCTCTTTCCAAAATTCTAAACAATCGTTTATAAAAGTCATAAAGGTTGTAAAACCATCAACAATCGTCTTAATTCCAAGTATAATAAACTCTAACAGCACCCCTAATCCTTGCACCAAGAATGGCACTGCGTAGGTCATAATCCAGTCAACAATCGGTTGCAAAATACTCTCCCAAAAAGATTTTAAAATATCCGCAACCAACCCAACTCCTCTTATTATAGCTTCCCAAGCCGGCAGAAAAGACTGCGTAAGAAGCTCTGATATTCTAGTCCCGATTCTGTCGATAACTGGCTGAATGTGTGTATTCCATGCGGTTAAAAAATGGTTGACAACCTCTGAAAGCCCGCTCGTTATACTATCAAATAATGGCTTGATATGAGCGTCGTACATTGCATTCAGGCTATCAAACGCTTTATCTACAGCCGTCTTAAATCCTTCCAGCACGGTTGCTGCGCCGCCTAGTAACCCCTCCAGTGCAGTCTTGAACCCGTCAGCGTTTTCTGTAAACGGTACAATAAGCATTTGTAAAAAGTCCCGCCCCAGTTTAAGTGCAAGTTCAGCTAGACCCATAGCTGCATCCGCAATGCTTCCTATCAGCGCCGATACAAAGCGGATCCCGTTTTCGCTTGCAAATGCTTCAAATACATAGGCTATACTTTGAAACAAATCCGCCAGAAGGAGGTTTATATCTGCCCCCACGTTAAATGCGGATATCAGGAATTTCTTTATCCGGTCGGTATTGTTTTCGAGATAATCCCCAACCCCGCCGATCAAAGCCGCCGCCAGAGTAAGACCTATGCTCGCCATTGAGCCGGTAAAGGAACCCAACATATACATAAAAGTTTTAAGGAAGTTGTCAGCAGCCCCTACAACCGCAGGATCTGACCATATCTCTATCCATGCATCGCGGATTTGCTGAAGCCCATTTTTGATAATATCTAAGCGGTATTCAAAATCACCCAAGCCATCCCAGAAGCCTTCCGCAAAAGCATCTTTTAACTCTTTTACATAGTCAAGAATAGGTTTCAGATTCTCCAAAATCCCATCAAGCCAAGACTTCACTCCTGCATCAATAGGGACTTCCTCGAACATGTCTTTCGGCTGTGTTCCACCTCCACCGCCGCCGGAATCATCCTGCTTTTGCAGCACATCCAGGTCGTCAAATTTTGCCAGAGCTCCGGCTGCCTTTTTTGCCGCAGCTGCTGTTCCATTCAGGGAATCGTTGTAAGAATCCTGTATCTTTTTCGCTCGGATGAACGTGCTTTTCCCGCCAAGGATGGCAATAAACTGCGCCACATATGTTATTGCCCGCGCTATTCCGTTTATAAGCGCATTGAGATACGGAATTACCATCTGGACAATTGGCGCAAAGGCAGCAGCAAACGCATTCCCAAGTGTAGCCAGTGAATTTTTTAGAGACTGAAATGAATTTGCCAACGGAGCAGAATACTTTGCAAGGTTTGAAAACCCCTTTTGCATTCCAGCTACCATTGCATTAAATGCTTTTGTAATCCAGTTGAATATCAACAGCGATAATGCGATTCCTTTCAGCCTTGACGCAAAGGTGCCGAACAGCCCCGCGCTTTTTTTCGCGCCGGACGAAGCTGTTTTAAATGCTTTATCGGCAGAACGCTTCATCCGATCGAATTCTTTTTTGATGGGCTTCTGCTTCGCGTTAAGTTCTGCCAGCCTGCGCTTTGAAACATCTATGTTCCCAGCAAGCTGTGACGCCTTTACAGACATCTTCTGAAATTCTTCTGTATCTTTTGGGGATACAAACGCGTTACCGGATGCTTTCTCCGCGTTTATTTTTTCCTTGATTTCATCTACTTTTTGAGCCGCTTCATCCAGTTGAGCCTTGTCCACCTTCGGGGTATACGCCTTTCCACTGTTCTCCATCTGCTGAAGCTTTTCTTTCAGATCATCTACACGGTCGGATGCGGCTGCAACCTGTTCATTTAGTACGTCCCATGCGCCGCCGGTTTGAGGTACCCCCATGTTTTCCCAGTCTGTCTGACGTGCTACAAGCTTAGACAGCTCTCCTTGCGCCGCAACGAGGTCTTTCTGTAAAGCTTTATACTCAGACGTTGCCGCCCCCTTTTGTGACATACGGGCCTGCAGTTTTGAATACTCGGATTCTGCCTTTTCTAACTCTCTTTGTAATTCTGCAAATTTTTCTGTCGGGATTTTCTTTTGCGAAAATTCTTCCATTTTGCGATTGAGAGAATCTAAAGCCGCGCTGTCTTTTTTTATGGCATTAGACACGCGCATCATCTGGCTGTTTAAATCTTTTGTTTCAATTTTTGTGTTTATCCGTATCGAACCGTCATATTTCGGCATATCAGCCTCCTACCTTGATCCATTTCATAAAAGCGTCAACGTCTTCCTGTTCCTCTTCTGTCAGTTCCTCTTCCCGCTCTATTGCAAATATTTGTTTCTGCTCCTGCAATGCCTGTTTTGCACGCGTGTCCATCTTAGGGTCTATTTTCTGCTGCCGGATGGCTATGACGTTCGTGTATGCGCATTCACCGAGCGTGGACAGCAGTCCCATGAACGCCCAGTAGTGCATGTCAGACCGGTTCAGGTCGATTCCGTACTTCTCCAGAAATGCTGAATAGATGCGCCACTGGTCTATGTCAAAATCTGTTACCGGAACTTTGTCCTCATCCTTCGGGCGGTTGTCGGTATACCACCCGCTCAGAAACCACCTAAGGCCATCCACGGCAGTTTTTAAATCGGGTAAAGAAGAAGGGCTGCCGTCCCCATCCTCTGACGGATACAGCAGCCCCAGCGCTACAGCCAACCTTTCATCGTCTGACAGGTCCGGATCTTGCAAAGCCTGTGAAATCTGGATCCCTGTCTGGAAGGCTTCGTCTATGCGGAAACCCTCATATTCTGTTGGGAATTTATCAAGCAGCACATTCCACATTTAATTACTTCGCGCCCCTTTCCTGTTCGGGCTGTATTTGCTTGTGATTTTCTGATTTCGTTCAGTGGCGAAGCCCTGAAGAATCGGTATGATCTGGTCTAAAAAGTCCGCGATAAGCTCCATTCCCGGGGATTCCACGTCAGGGAACACCTTTTTGCAACACCCGCTCCCAAACAGAGAATCCAACTCAGCGCAGGCCTCTTTGCATAAAGCGTCATACGCTCCGAAGCGTTCCGTGAAATCACCGGAAGAATCATTAGCAATCCTATCGGCTTCCTCGTTTTTTGCATTCAGCCATGCCACAAAATCGTCAAAACGCTTAAAAAAACTGTTGTCAGAGATGTTGACCGCAATATAATCGCCGTTGTCGTTGACCTCAATGCGTTTGACGCCACTGTCTACTCGTAAACTTGCTGCTCCCATCTTGTCCTCCTTACTCCGTTAAAGCCCTGTCAGACGCGGGCGTCGCCGTGAATTTTCTTGTGGATACGTTAAACGTTCCGGCTTCTCCATCACCTCTGCCGCCCAGAGTCAGTGTATCTGTCACGTTTGACCCTGCATCGCCACCTGTGCCACCTACACTCACAACGCAGCGACGGCGGACTGCCGGATATTCAGGTCCAGCGCCGGAAACTCTCACGCGGACATAGGATGTTATGGCATCAGCTCCGACGGGCAGCGTGTCTATCATCTTGTTAAACCAGTCCGTAAGATCCTGATCCTCTTCGTCTACGTTCTGCCTTTCAATTTCGATGGACGGCGTATAGGATTTAAGGTCAGTAGATCCGTTTTCCTGATTGATGTACTGCACCGTCTCCGTCTCGGGGTTCATTTCCTCTGTTAAAGAGGTAATACCCGTTCCCAGAAGCCGGTAGTCTGCCGCTGTCCCCTCAGAGCTCGTGTCCATTTTTACATCGACAAAATGTCTCAACAAATGTCTTTTCATCGTTTTATTCCTTTCTTAAAATTCGGGTTCGATAACATTTTTATAAAAAACCGTAACCGGTAGAACCCAGTCCTGCACGCCATTCTCCTGCGGCTGTGTCCCGTATGCGTTCCCGCGTGTTACCCGCTCAATTTTCCGCCCTGCGGTCAGATCTGGGTATATCGCTTTTTCGTACTCTTTCCCTTCAATCCCGGAGGGCTCGCGGCAAAGCCAGCGCCCCAGCGTGTCGAGAAATTCCAGGATAGTAATTTTCTGTCGTTCCCTTGCTCCCGTGGTCGAACGGTATACTACAAAGCAGGGATACCGGCATTCCTGATATATCCGCCCGAGTATATCTTCTTTTTCTGTATACACCAGCGCCCCGGAATCATTGGAAAACGCAATGCCATCCTCAGACCCGAGCTCTTCGAATTTAATTACTTCATCCGGATACAGCCCCGGAAACTGGTTAAGCAGCGACTTCATTGCCGCCGTCAAAACATCATAGCCGGTAGCATCATTCCCGATAGGTTCAGCCATTTTCCTCCACCTACTTCCCTAAGATTTCAAAATGCGGAATTATCGCATATGGTCCGCCCACTGACGATATAAGATAAACAAAATCCTTTTCGGTATTCATAAACGCGTAAAACCCTTCATATCGCCTGTCCGTATAATCTGCATCGTTCACAGGACTGTCCCCGTCCCATGCTCCTACCATAAAAAAATCTGTAGACGGATTAAATGTAATGCTGTCGGGCAACAAATCGTTGACCTGTCTGTTCCATTCCTTCGGCGGAAGCCACGGCAATTCTTTTCCGACGGTATCAACAACAATTTTTCTCCCGTTCTTAACCCCGAACGGGATATGTAACTGTGCGTTATCTGTGCTGTCTGTCCCGTACAGTTTCATGATCTGCCCCCGATCAGTCTCAAGATGCACGCCGGAAAGCACATGGGGATACCAGATGGCGGCAGTGCTGGATTCGTAAAAATTGAATATTGTCACTATCGCATCATTCATCGGTATCCCTCATTTCACAAAGAGCTTCGTTAAATTTATCCGTAAACGCCCGGATTCTCACGATATTTCCCATGCATTCCTCTGGCACAGAACCGTAAAAGATGATCGTCTCCGGCTGCAACCGCCTCACCATTTCTTCATACCCTGCCAAAAACAGCGCCTTTTTTTCCTTGCTGTTCATGCAGCCAACAGAAGATACCGCCACCGTTCCACCCTCTGGCTCCCCATCGAAACACCAGTCATAAGAATCCGGTGTGCTCCATGAGATTGTTGGAATCACACGGCAACCATATTCTTGCAGATATGCACCTATCCAGTGCTTGCGATAATGGTTGTATATCTGGATAGCTTTCGGAAAATCGGTGTAGGTGCTGAAATCCGGTGTCAGAATGTACCGGAATTTGCTCAGTTTGTCCACGTACCTGTCTGGATTTCTCCATAGTGCGTCAAATTGGTAATCATCTAAGAAGAAATGAACAGCTTTCTCTTCTGGATTATTGCATTTTCCTCTGGCATAATTAAAACCGACAAATTCGCAGTTACCCTCGAATGTCTCAGGTTTTATCTGTGGTATACCGTATTCGCCGACGCCAGAGAAGATGCGGCGGTTCAGATTTTCGTAAGCTATACTTGTCTCTCGGTTTGCCATAGATTACTTCTTTCCGCTTCCAAAGAACCATGAATCAAAGTTTTTCATTCTGCGCTTTCTGGCTCTGTCATAAGTGGTGGTAGTACGGCTTGTATCGTGCAAAGCACTTGTATCGCCTTTTTCAGATGCCTTTGAAAATTTGTGCATTTCATCTCTCATGGCTGTACTGGCATTGACTAATTTTCGATGCTCTATAGCAAGCCTTTGATTTTTAAATAACGCCTCTGCACTTCCAAGTTTTGCGATTTTCCTTTTACTCTCACTTAATCTGTCATTTATATAATTCATTGTCTTTACTGCTTCGCTCTTTGTCTTGATTGACTTAAAGTAGCTAGTGTTTTCTGAATTAATGACCTTCTCGAGTTTACTGTCTTTTTTAACAGTTCCGCTCCCTCTTAAAGCGTCGCTTTTCTTTGAAGAATTAAAGTACACCTTCGCAATAAGCTTAGAAACCGGCTTCTCGTTACTTAACCCACTACTTCCGCCACGTCCGCCCATAAAATCACGCTTTCTTTGCCTGCTTGTATACCTGGTTTACTCCTGTGGCCGCCAGCCCGGACACCATGCCCACCGCCGCAGCATTGATATAGTCCGTCGCCGGGAAGTCCGGCATGATGTTCATTCCCAGCGCACCCAGAAGGCCGCCGCATACCGCCATAATGACCGGAATCCACTCATCCGGGATTTTCTGCGCCGCCTTACAGCCCAGACCGATAACATAGCAGATAGCCACGATGGCCACACAAGTTCCTAATGTCGTAATGTCCATGAGTTAATCCTCCTGTTTAACCACAATCTTTTTGCATAAAGCTAAAAATTTATTGTTACCCATTTCTACCTTATTCCTGCGTACAACAACGGTACGCCATCATCATTTTTCACTCCTGCCAGATAAAGCATTGCCGCATCTGCCAGAAGCTTGTTTGTCTCCTGTGCATCCCCGGCCGCCTGGTAGACCGCGCTCCATGCCTTTGCGCCGTTTGCCATTTCGGACGGGGAAGCGTAGGAAATTGATTCAGAACCGGCAGACTTGGAAGTAATTACTCCCGAAGTAACACCGCCAGCCCCGCCGGAAGATGTCCCCCCAGCGGAATACAGCGCTTTCTTCTCTGCCAGCTCCAGCTGATATAATTTGTCACAGACCGCGCAAACGGCTTTCTGAACCTTTGTTTTCGCTCGTTCATTGTCTGGGAGCCCGTCCACCAGGCGGTCAAAGGTTATGACGTCCAAAAAGTCACTGGCACGGTCTGCGATACGGTCAAATTCCTCCGCCGGGACGACATTCCCGTGATAAGTCTGCTCATAAAATGTAAATGTGGTGTATGCCATCCCGTCGTCCTCCTTATCTCTTACTCTTCCGTTTTGTTTCCCCGGAAAGCGGTTCGCCGTCAGTATTCAGGGGTGTACTGGCGGCCATCAACCCCCCGCATTTACGGTGATTTTCGCGATACCATCCAGGTATTCCGCAAACAGCACAAGGCCGGTGATCGCAAACGCCTCAGACACGGCGGTGTTGTAGTTGCCCTGTGTGTGGAAACCGATCAGATTCGTTTCTCCGCTGGTCGTGTACACAAGTCCTGCCTTCGCGAAGTCGCTGTCGTTGGGGTCGATGTAATACATCACGATGTTTTCCACCGGTGTAGCGATTACCGTATCAGCCGGGATCTCGCTGTCAGAAAGGAGGAAAATTGTATTGAACCCCATAAAATCCTTCAGGTACTGGAAGCCGAACTGATTCTGGATGGTGATGTTCGCTGCTCCGAGATACTTGTACACGTCAAGGATGTTCACAAAACCGACAACCCCGGTGATGTTCCGGTGCATCTGCTTAAACTTGTTCTCAACCTTGCCCTTTGCCATCGCAAGTGCCATCTGGAAGGTTGTTTCCTCGGACGTGAGCGTTCCGGTTTTCAGATAGTCGTAAAACTTCTTTGTCACGCCCGCCTGAAGCTGATAGAGGAACTCGTCGTCAGTCATCTGGACAGCGTTGTCATAACCGTGGTCTTTGATTGCTTCAATCGAAACGGCCTTCGCGTACTTCTCGATGGTCATTTCCTGATACTTCTTTTCCTTTACGGTAAATTTGCTATACGGGATATCCTCGCCTTCGCCTACTGCACCATCCTCGAGCGTACCTTCCGCGTATTTACTTTTCAGCACTGCGCCGGGCTGCTTCTTGATGGGGCGCATAATCCCCAAGATTTCCCGCAGATGCTGCCAGTTGCGTTCAAAACGCGTAACAAAGTCCAGCTCTCTGGCTGTTACCTGTATATCTGTTGTTCCGATTATATTGTCCTTTGCCCCCATAATTGCCCTCCTGCTTTAATTAAATAAACTCATGTTCGCAGCAATTGCAGCCTGACGCTCAGAAGCATCCTTGATGCTCATAATCTGGTCTTTCGTCAGCGCGCCGACCTGCCCCTGCTTGTTTGTCGGCTGTGTAAAGCGTGCCTGATTCTGCTGTGCTTTCTGCTGCTCATCGTCAACAAATGCCGAAGCGTCCTTTTCCTTCATCTGGGTTATGAGGTCATTCAGTCCGATGATTTTCCCGTCTTTCAGTTTTAATCCGGCCTCCTTGACTTCTGCCATAATTGCGCGCTTTGCCGCTTCGCTCGAGAATTTAATTCCTTCAAACTCTGTTTTCAGAGCGTCCGAAAAATCCCTTTCATACAGTTTTGCCTGCGCATCCTTCTCGGCATCCTCAGCCTTTTTCTTCCAGTCAGACAGTTCTTTCTGCATAGTGTCGAGATCAACGCCCTCAAAGCCTTTCAGAGTGGTTTCCGCAGTCTCGGTCTTCGCCTTCCACGTGTCCCTGTCGGTCTCAGCCTTTCCCAACTTCTTTTCGTGTTCAGCTTTTGTGATGTAATTTTCTGACACCTTTTTTGTAAGGTTTTCCTTTTTGTCTGCCGGGACCTCAATTCCCAGTTCTGTCAAAATTGCTTCAATATTCTGCATCTTTATCCTCCTAAACGTGATTGATTAACCGCCCGTCAGCGGTATGGATTAAGCCCGATAAACCACGGGCGGGGTAGTTGTGGGAAGGGGAATTGAACCCATGACACACGGCTTATAAGGCCGCTGCTCTACCTCCTGAGCTATCCCACAAAGCGCCCGGGGTAGCGAACCGGGCGAAAAGCGTAATGATCGGCGCTGTCTAAACAATGCACCTATACCGTGCGCCGGGGCTTGAACCCGGCTGCTTCCATGCACGGTAGCAAAAACAAAGAAAGATGGGATGGATTTTCCTGCAATTACGATTTACAGGATTGCACACAGACGGAGTCGAACCGCATTTTCAACCTTCCCGCAAGGCTGTGTGCTGTAAATGAGGAAATACAAATACAAAAAAGAGCCAGCAATCTGTAAGAAATCCTTACAAATCACTGGCTCTGCGTCTGGCGTCTGGCACTTAACGGACGATAGGCTCTGCCTTTCCGTTTTCAATATTCACGAGGCTGGTCGTTTTACATTTCGGGCAAAACACCGGAAGATTATGCGCTGTCGTATCCTTGCGGAATGCTGACCGCGTTTTATTATTACAGACAGGACAGTATACCCTTTTGATCTCCATAATGATCATCCCTTTCCATAGCCTTTAATACATTTTACCAAACAAAAAAAACTATGGCGTACCCATGTTTAAAGCAAAAGCGGCAAGTTTCCTCGCCGCCTTTACTCACATCATCTTTCGTAATTTTTCGATATACCGCGAAATGGTCTCCCTCTCTTCTCGGCAGTCTGCATCTTTTGACAGATCTCCCAGCTCTTCCGTCAGTGCATCCATATGCTCTTCCAGAGCGGCCAGCATACGCCGCTTGCAATCCTCAGACTTGCCGTTGCGATAAGACTGCTTGTTTTCCATGTAATCATCATAAGGGTCATTGTTTCCGTTTCCACGGCTATAGTGCCCCTTTACATAGTGCTCCCCACGTCGCGCATAGGATGATCCATCGTCATAGGCCGTCATGCTCATTCCATCATCCCTGCTGTATCTCCCACGGCTGTCGCGTTTCCGCCTCTCGCTGTGGTCTCCTGCCTGGCTATATCCGCCTTCCATTTCGTCGAGAACGGCGTTATAATAGCCCTCTTTGCACTTCCAGTATTCCACATTTTCCATGTCTTTCAACATGTCTATCAATTTGTATGCGGTCTCAAGATTGCCTGTGTTCAGACCTTTTTCCGCGATTTTATCCAGCTCTTCCCGGATATTCTGCATCAATTTGTAACTCATGGTCTGCCCTCCTTAACCGCAAACCCGAACAGCTGTTATGTTCGGATTGTCTACTAACACAGGAATTGTCCCTGCGTTTTTGATGGAAACGTTTTCACAGCATCCACAGAACACATCGACGTATGTCTGGGACGATGTGTTAAAATACTGCTCTACTGCCGCAGGGGTGGCACGCATCACCGTGCCGCCGAGAATTTCCCCATCTCTGGCAATTCCCAGCGCCACTTCTCCTACCGTTTCCCCAGTCGGTACTGCGACGTTCCCGGAAAATGTGATCAGATATCTACCGGGCTTTACAAGCGTTATCTGCGCGCTTCCAGCCCTGTGTCTTTCTGCGCATCCGCCCTTTGTTGCCACTGCCGAAAACGGGATGGACTGCCCTACTGGGACCGTGACCGGCGTTGTGTTTACTAACTCAATCATTTTATTCTCCCTTCATTTCAAAAGGGGCAGACGTTCTCAGCCTGCCCCTTTTTGTGAATAACGGCATCAGCCGAACATCATGGCAAAATAATGCCACGAAGATACTCCGTCTGAAGTTTTAACATCCGCATCCCGTGTTGCCTCCGTAGCCACATCCGGCGCCAAAGCTAAAGCCTGTCGGGTTTACGATGGACGTGTACGGGGACATGACCGGATAAGACGGCACGGGTGTAGGTCTCAAAGCATTTAAGATGCTGTTTGTCTGTGCGTTGTTAGACAGCTGGAGCTGTGCGGACTGTAACTCGGTCTGCAAAGACTGTATCTTGTCCTGTGTAAACAGGTCGATGATGCGCTGTGTTCCGGCGTTCTGCGCGTCAATTACATCGCGGAATCCGTTGTTTACGGTATTCTGTAGGATGTTTGTCTGGGCTGCCATGTTGTAGTTTACGCCAGCAATAGCCTCACGGGTATCGCAGCAGCATTGCTGCATCTGATAACCCAGATTTGACAGGTTGGCGTTTACGCCAGCAAGGCCGTTGCAAAGCTGGCCGGAAAGGTCCTGGATCCCGTTTTCGATTCCCTGCGTGGACAGCGCTGCGTCGATATCGGCACGGGTTGCATAACCCTGAAATGCAGGAGAATTTGCTCCTCCACCATTTCCGCCCCAGCCGCCGAAGCCGCCCCAGCCAAACATACCGAAAATCAGGAAAAGGATAATCCATGCACCCCAATCTCCGCCGAAGCCGTCATTTTTTCCTGTGCCGCCGGTTAATACGGCAACATCAGAAGCGGTTAAACCGTCTGTCATAGTAATTATCTCCTTCGATAATGTATTTACAAAACCGTGTGCACCCGGTTGTGTACTATTTAAAAAAGCCTTTAAACATACCCTGCATCTGCTGCGCCATCTGCTGGGCTTGATTTAACTGTTGCTGGTTTATTTTGCCAGACTGCAACAGCCTGTTAATCTCTTCATTCGGATTCCTGCCCTCCATCTCTTTCCGGAATCGTTGGAACTGTTCCAGCATTCCAGACATCCTGTTACCGTTCAGGGCCTCAAACAAGGGATTCGCCATGCCTGCCTCCTTCTGGCTTTGTTGCCGTTTCGAGATAACTATACAGCTCTTCGTATTTGCTTCTCAAATCGTCGTATTCTTTTCGAGTGACGTATTTATCATCTAAGTTTACTTCCGCCTGTTTCTGCTGATCTTGCGTGCCAACAGTGACCTCTTTGTAAGCAAAGGTTCGGAGAGCCGGCATCCCGGCGGCATCGGTAGTCTTTATATAAAAATTAGAGTTTTCGGAATCCATCAGAAGGACGCTTGTATTTGGAGCGACAAGATAAGATTTAGCTCCAGCCTCGCCTTGCACCCACAAAATCCCCTGATTTACCTGTTGCGTCTGCTGCGGCTGCTGATATTGAGCCTGCATCTGCGCCAGCCTGTCCATCTGCGGCTGTAATGGATTTATTTGTCCATACTGATACGGATTATAGCCATACCCTTGATATGGTAATGCCATGCCTGCGCCTCCTATGACTAATTCAATAACTTTCTATAGCTAAATTATGGCATAAAAAATAAGCCTCTGACAGTTCATCAAAGGCTTACAAAAGTATCAAATCAGCATACCCGTATTATCTTTTTGTTTATTCGCTGGCTCATTCTTTTCACAGTGGACACGCTCACGTTCATCATCTCCGCACATCTTTCCAGCGGGATATTCTGCGTCCGTAATTCAAAAAGCTGCCGTTCATCAGGTGTAAAATTGCAGTATTCGCGGAAAAAATCCAACTCAAATACTGTAAAATCACATACCTTCAAAATTACTCCCCTTATTGTGTTATTGTGTCTGTGCCAGATTAAGATGTATAGCCTGTATCGTTTCCATAGCGCCTATCTATCGCTCCCAGTAGTATATCGGGATCTCCTGTCCGCTGTCCCATGTGTCCCAGTAATGCCCATCCTTGACGCACACAACATGCCCGTCTATCCCGAGCACATACGTCCCTGCTGGATGGTCTCGGCAAAAATCATCTACCGTGTAAACATGCTGTCCGTGGTCGTCTACGATATACCGGCGGAATCCGTTCTCGCGCAGATACGCGCCCCAGACTCTATTAGCACTTGGCATGTCAGACAACGAAAAACCATACACGGACAAACCTACATAAACTGTATCCCAATCTTGCCCTAAAGCCTTGCACAATGCGCGCACAGTGCAATCCCCTACTCTTTGCCATTTCGAGGGGTTTGGATTGTAATATTCAAATCGGTTCGTTCTCCGCATATCTTTTTGCCCCTTTATTTGCTGCCTTTTGCTGCGGGTATCCAAATCCCGCTAATGCATTCCGATCATACTGCGGCTGTAATCCATGTTCTTCGCAATACTGGTTATAAGCCCTGTTCTGTCCCTGCAATCGGTAAGCCAGCTTATCATATTCCTGCTGGAGCTTTTCCCGTTCCGCGCCGGACGCCCATGCAAGCTCTTCCTGTTTTACTATCAACTGCCGTTTCGTCTTTCGGATTCCGCGCTCCATAGCTCGCTGCTTCTGACTGTCCTCATACCGTTTTAGATTCTCAGCGTCTGTAATTTTATTCCCGCTTCCATCCAGCAGATTCCCTTCTGCGTCCCTCCACGGATTCCTCATCCGCTTGTCAAACAGCATATGCCCGTGACGACAGTTATAGCCATGCAGCCCTCTCATATCCACAACCCTGCCTTCTCCCGTGGTTAGATCAATGTCATACCCAGTCGATTCCAGTAGGTTCGGATATCCCGGCTCGCTTCCGTCAATTTTAAACACCCGTCCCTGCCATTCGTCATGACCTGCAAGCAAGGGCTGCCCGTCGCGCCTTACTCTTGCCCCGAGGTGCGCCGAGGTCAACACATACTCTGTTCCGCTGTCCACGATATACCTATTTGTCAGCTGCGCCGCCGTCTGGTTCATTGACGTTACTACACAGCATCGTACTGCCGATTCCAGCGTCCTTCGCGTCCCTGTCGGGTAATCCACCATAACGCCGCGTCCCGCATACGCATCCAGCACATCCGCTATGGCTGCGGGATAGCTTTGCACTCCGCTTGCTACCCTTACATCGGCTTCGTCGAGCAGCGACACAAGGTCTTTTTGGCTTTGTTCCAGCGTCGTCCTTGTGAGGTTCTTCAACTCCGCCCGGCTTTTTATGTACTCTGCTTCAATAACAGCCATATATCGTGCATTTTCAAGCAGAGACTGCGCCGCGATACCCATTTCTGACAGTGTAACCGCATCATCTTCCCACGATGTCAGCACGGCACCACGCAGGAGCTTCCGCAGTTCTTTTTCGCTCAGGTCTGTCAGTTCCATGATACGCCGCTGTATCTCATCCCGGCTTTCCCCCAACTGCTCCAGCCTGTACAGCAACCTGTCCGCCGTGGCTGTGATTTTCCCGGATTTTAAAATCCTTCTGGCGATATCCCGCAGGATAAAGTTTTCCAGCCGTTCATAGAGTTCTAATATCCGGTCAGCTTTCCCTTCAAAATACTCTGGTCTCAGCATCACTCTTTCCCCACCGTTTTTCTCACAAGATTCAGCCAGTCGTCTTTATGCCGCCTTTTGGCTTCCTCGAACCATTCAGACGTTGTTCCCGGCTCGTGATATTTAATCCGTCTCTGCGTCGGGCTTTTGCTGGGAGGGGATGTCCACCCTATGATGTTCCCCTCTGCGTCTTTAAGCGGGATATTCGGACCGTACACAACGCCCTTGTACAAATAATGAGCATATGGCGTGTCATACTCAACGATGCCGCCGTATACCCCGTCTGGATATCTTACACTGTTTCTTAGTGCACCCTGCCGGAATGGAACGAAGGGGGCGCTGTCCGCCACTACCTGCATATTCAAAAGCTTCTGGGCTTCCAGCAGATTATCGTCTATGCTGGACGTATCGAGCTTAATCTCCACGTCCCCAACTTTCGTATCCAGTTCCATTCTACCACCTCCCGCATTTTATGGCGTACCCTTATTTCATCTTTGCGTATCCCACGCTCATCCCCGCTTCCGCATCGTTTATCACGGTCGTTGTTGGGCTGTAGGTGCGCAATGACCTGTATTTTTCAAGTTCTTCGGTGGATAAGGGTCTCTCAGTTGGGTAAGTTGCATATAGTATCTTGACTTTTTTTTCGGCTAACAGATTTAGCATCTGATCATCATTTTCATACAACTCCGCCGGAATTGAAACATACATTGCTTCTGTTTGAGATTCGTTCGAAATGACATACGCTGGATTGCCACTACTGATGCTCTCCACAAATCTTAAGCAATTTGACATTATCGTATGTCTTGTTTTAGCCCTTTTCCGTGGAATTGAAAAAAAGTAAGCGGAAACAATGTTTTTACTGGAAACACCACTATTCTTTGTCAGCGAGGTTATCCCTTTCCCAAATTCTGCAAATGCAACATTCTGTACATATACACCCCGTTTTAAGTCCACTTCATCGCACAACCACTGCTGCCCTGATGCATCGGTGTAGTTTCCGTTGTCTATTGTCGGAACGCCCGGAAGCCCGTTTGGTGTAGGGATGATGAGCGTCTGGGCTGGCTTGTAGGGTTCGTAGGAAGTAGCATTCATGGGGATTCTGGTTATCATCGCCTTGACCTTGCCCTTGAAGGCTGCCGCAGTCCGAAAAAATATTCGGAATTTATCTCCATCCATTATTTCTATTTGTCTCGCAACACCTTCGTTGGAAGACCCAAATACAACATTTCTCCCTTTTCTCCATACAACGACATACAGATATACATCCCGTGTGTCTGAATAAATATAATATTTTCCCGCTGTCATCAACGCAAATTCATCATACCCGCTTTCAACGAGGCTATCATTCCGTCCAACAGCATAAATATTTACATTCCTGTCAGTATCAATTTGCACACCATCCGCAAAAGCCTCAAATCCATTACCCTTCTGCCCCACCTCAAACGGCAGGAGGTTTGTCCCAGTAACCGTAACCCCTATTTTCCCGCTCTTCCCTGCGCTCTCTATCTCCTGCGGGTACTCCGGTGACGGGGAGGGCTTGCCGCCGGTGTAGGGCTCGTAATTGGACGCAGTTGGCTGTGTTTTGGATATCATCGCCTTAACCTTGCCATTAAAGGCTTCTTCGAGTCTGAGGAATATCCGAAACTTATCTCCATCCATTACTTTTATTTTTGCCGCAACTCCTTTCATGGAACTTCCCAATGTGATATTTATCCCATTTCTAAATGCAACGACAAATAAATTCACAGATGCACTATCTGAATAAACATAATATTCCCCAGATGCTAATAACGGGAAATCGTCGTATGAACTTTCGTTGCCCATGCCACTGCGTCCCACTGCATAGATGTCATTCTCTCTTGCACCGGATATCGCTATCCCATCTTTAAATACTTCAAGCCCTTCTCGCTTTTCTCCTACCTCAAACGGCAACAACTGCGCCCCAGTCGTGCTCACCTGCGTTGATTTGCCGTAGAGGGTAAGGGATTCCAGCCCACGATTCCCCTTTGAATTTTCCAAGAGGGCGGGGTTGCCGGTAACGACCGTGAGCACAACGCTGTACGCATCGGCTACCAGCACCAAGAAATGCTCCTCTCGTGTCACAGGCGGAAAGACTTTCCCCTCTCCGCTGGCAATCGCCGCCCAGTAATATTCTAATCGTGTCACAGGCGCAGGGATGCTTCCGCCCCATACTCCTGCTACCTTTGCCATGTAATACTGCAATCTCGTGACGGGCTGCGGGGTATTGCCGGAATAATCCCCCGCCATAGTTGCAAGATAATATTCATCAATAGTCACGGGCTCGGGTGTCTTGCCCTTATATGTCCCTGCAATCTTTGCTAGATAATACTCTTCTCTGGTTATCGGTTCCATTACTCTCTCCTTATTAGCAGCAGCTTCGCGCCCTATATATGCGTCTTAACAGTCTCCTAATATCCAACATATCTGTCTCTGTATACACACTCAAGACCTTTAATGCCATATACCTTCGTGTCTTTCGCCGTCTCTCCCATTCAATCATAACTTCATCGACTGCTCTTTCTATTTTTTCATAGACTTCCCGCAGCATTCTTACAATTTCTTTGACCGCGTTTTCTACATTTTTCAAAGAATCAAAGAGTTCATTCCAGCGATTCTCAACGCGTCCGATGTCTCCGATCCCCTGTCCTACAATCGCAAAATCCATGCTTATTCCTCCCCGAACAGCCCCGTTTCCTTTGGCTGCGCTTCCTTCACCATTGCCTTCGCATCGTCCTCTATCATGCCCTCGAATTTGACAAAATACCTCCACGCGGGCACCTTGCCCTGCACAACATAGCTCCACCATCGCGCTCTGTCCTCTTCGCGGTTGTAAGTGATGTCCCCGAAGTCGTATACCACTTCATAAACTCCGACAGGGGCAAGCGCGTATAAATCCGCATACACCGACATGGCATATATAGCATCATTCAGACAACTTTCCAGTTTGTCCCGCACGTCCTTAATAAACTGGATGGTTCGCTGCTGTTCCGCTTCCACGCCTGTCGCTGTCTGGATGCCGCTCGCTTCGTTAAAAACAAAATAGCCGTTAGAGAACCCGCATTTATACCCTATCTGGGACAGGAGAGCATTGATTCCGTCAAGGCGTGTGGCTGTGTTAAGCTGCGGTGAAATCTCCTGGTAAAACTCTTCCGGGCTGTTGCCGAACACGTTTTTCACATAATGCGGCAGCTTAACGTCTGGGATGCGCCCGTTAAGGTTCGTCCCGCTGTCAAACATCAGCCTGTCATCTGCAAGGATGATCTTCTCGCTGTCATATATCTCACCGGCGTTCCGGCTGTATGCGATGTCCAGGTCTTTCATTTCTTCGATGGCTTCTGCGTATATCGGCATTCCCAGCGGAGAGGAAAGATCTATGTTGTTTGCAGCAGGGGTGCGGAACACTCCGTACATGGGGGAATCAAGTCTTTCGTTCCCGCCCTTGAGAATCGGCGGCGTTTCCTCCAGCAGATCAGCCCACTTTGTCTGCTCCAGCGGGATAGGATCGCCGAGGGATTCGCTGCTCTTTGATACATATGCCCTGTTGGATATCACATACGGGTATATCACGCCCGCCTCCGTCCTCGTCTCGACAAACCTATGATACTCCAAGCGTGTATAAAACTTTTCGTTAGCCGCATAGCTGTCTTTAAACACAACGCCCGTTATATTCCCGTTATCGTCCTGCTCCGTCACGAAAAAGTCCAGAGGGGTAAACATATCAAGCCCGCCGCCATTAGGCTTTACAATGATCGTGCCATAAGCACAGCCATACTCTACCCAATGACGCATGCTATAATAGGCTTTATCAATCTGCTCCTGCAACCACGCCCCGCGTGCGCCGCCGTCAATTTGGATTTTAATTCCTAGCGTGACGAGCCGCGCCGTTTCGGAGCATACCGCCTTTGCAAAATTTATAGTCTTTATTCGGTTTTCTGCGTCTAGCCAGTATGGCGCACCGCGGTAGATGTTGGCACACTCTACAACCTTTGCCATCATCCGCGCTGACGTGGTATCCTTTACCCTAAAATCTTTCTCCGCCTGCTTTTTAAAAATCATGCCTATCCACCTTTTTACTGCTGATAAAATTCCCATTTCTGTATCACCTATGCCGTATTGCCCCGCCTGTTAAATAATGGCTCAAATGCGTACCGTGTGGCCGCTATAGTGTGGTCTGCCTGTCCTTCTGGATATCCACTGATGATGTTCCCGTCCTTATCCCTGTCATACTCATACTTTGTAAACTCATCATAGACATTCGGTGTACGGTGGCGGTCAATAACGATTGTGCGCCGCTGTAACCACTTAAAACCATACTCCACGCTACCCGGTCCCTTTGCAGCCCCCGTTGCCGGAAGTCCCATATCTCTATAGTCATTGATTGACTTAGGCTCGGCACTGTCGCAGATGATCCGGTAATCATCGTATCCCTGTTCTTTTATCCACTGTGCCGTCAACTCATTGCTCGTCTTATGCACATAGTTTTCGTCAATAAAATAGATTTTCTCTCTTGTGCTGTCGTAATACGCCCGAATAAAAGCATATGCGTCTGGATACCAACCGAAATCCACGCCTTGATATATTCTATCCATGTGTGAGATTTCCTCGTCTGTGATTTCCCGTAATTCCAGATATTCAAAGACGTTTCCGCCGTTTCCGTTTGCCTTCCCCATGTACTCATTATCATACGCATCTGGATTGACTTCCTTCAGATGTTCGGCGTCACTGATAAACTGCGCTCCTAGCCAGTCTGGATCTACATCAAGGTATGTGCTTCTAACCACCATAGCATCGTCATTCTTTGTTTCCGCTTCATTCGTATATTTATTCGCCCAGTTATTCTTACTTCTAGGAGGGTTGAATGACTTGAATCTATATGCCTTGTCTCCGCCACGGATAGCTGACTGCTGTATGCTTCTGGCTTCCTCCGGCCCCGCAAATTGGTCTAATTCTTCCATCCATAAAATACCGATATAGCCAAATTCCGGCTTGATTGACTTGATTTTCAACGGGTCATCAGCTCCACGGAAATATATTTTTTGCCCGGTCGGAATATGCGTAATCTCAAACGGGGATACTTTAAAACGAAAATTATCTTCCAATCCCAACTTTGCAATCGCCCATTTCATTTGTGCGTACACGGAATCTTTGATAGTATTCCCAACTTTCCGTAACACAAGTGCGTGCATATTCGGATTATTCTTTATTAACTCCGGTATAATGCAGGAAATCGCGGAGGACTTGTCTGAACCTCGTCCCCCAGGCAAAACATATTCTGAATGTCTCCCTTTCCTTACATCCCGTATCATCGGGTGAAACACATCTGCAATCACATCAAGGTCTATATGATAATCTTTTGAATTTTTGGCGGCTTCTGCTGCCTTTTCTTTTGCATCCTGTTCTTCCTTTATCGCTAACGCTTTTTCAAGGTCGTTCATCGCCTTAAGTTGGTCGGAAAAATCAGGGGCAAATCCAAAGGAATCCGTCAAAAGGCCATTTGCAATTTTGGATCGACGTACCTGAATTTCTGTCAGAGACATAATATCTCTTCCGGCTTGTTTTTCGATTTCCGCCTGCCGTTCTGCTATATATGCTGAAACTCCACGCTTTTCCAAGATATTTTTTCTTGCATTTTTAATGACTGCATCAGAATATTTGGCTTTTCTGGCCGCATCGGATAAATTCCCGCCATTCTTCAAATATTCATCCGCAAATGCCTTTTGCTTTGGTGTTAGCATTCTCTCACCGTCCTCTACTTCTTTATGAGACAAAAAATACCACCAGGGAAAGCGATATAATCCCAATTTGACATATGATTTTTATCACGTCACTCTTCGTCCCGATCATAAGCCCGAGTAGGAATGCTATTATCATTCCTGACGCGGAAAGATACCACGGTATCATTTCTCTAATCATCCTGTCCCCATCCTTTCGTCTGTTCCCATATGTCCGCCAAACACTTTACCGCCTCAATCGCGCTCGCTGTTCGCAATATCTCGTAGTCCTTCATCCTCCATCCGTTCCGCCCGTTTTGAAGTGTAGGTGTTGTTAAGATCCACATCGTTATCATCCTGTCCTGCTCTTCGCTGTAAAACTGGCTGGTAGAAATTTTGATTACGAGCCCCGTTGACAGTATGGCGCGCTGAAGCTTTTTCATGACGGCATTACAATTCATATCACACCCCCATACAGTTATTATTCTATTTTACCATTCTCGTTTCCTGATCCGCGTACCCCTTTTACACGATTGCATGTCCTTCCAGTATCATGTATCTGTTGTATAAATATATCGTTTTCCTTCGATACCCATAAAAATCCTTCCGTCCGATAGGAATGTCGCATATCTTCGAGATGTTGTCATACCCCAGCCCTGATGTAAGGCTAAAAAACAGATATTGCGCCAACTCTGCATATGCGCTTTCCGCAGCCAGAAGCAGCAGTTCCAATTCCCTACCCTTTGCGTTTTTGCACTTGTCTTCTATTTTTTTTACCTCATTGTATGTCAGACCGTAACCATTAAAGTATGTGTCCCTTGTTCCCACATTCCCCACCTTCTTTCTTTTTGCTTTATTTTTTTGTTACCCTATCCCAGTCCCGCAGGATTTATCTGTGTAGATAGAGGGAACCAGCACACAAGCTGGCGCGCCGGAGCTGGCCGGTTAGGTGATACATTCTGCGGCTTCCCCTCTGTTTTTCTGAATGCTCAGCTTAGCTTGCTACCGATGTAGTTTTCTTTCTGTTGTCATGTCGTCAGTAGCACCGCTTTTCTCGTTCAGCCAATCACAATATTTCTGACAATCTTCTTTTGTCTTAAAATATAAACCTCTGGAATACTGACCATATGTTTCATACAACTCGTCAAAATTGTCTTTACTTTCATATACATGGTTTTCTACATCGCTACTTTCGTATGTGTATCCATCGTAATCATCAGAATAGGTTTTGTATCTCTCGAACCAGAACAGCATTGGCTTTTCGCCGCGATACCTATTTCTTCTGAATTCAACGAGACGAAATTCCTGTGGTGAAAACCTCAAAAACATCTTTGCGCATTCACAATCTTCTATATAATCTTTTCCACTTGGAGAAGAAAAATGAATATATCTATCATCGTCACATTTGTTGCATTTCTTACCATAAACATGATTGTAGTCTGGTTTATACATAATCACGTTCATCCCGGTTTCCTCAAATAATGTTTCAAGTCTTTTTGATGCTGCTTTAGACTCGCATTCTCTGATTTTATATCCTAATTCACGTTTCTTATCTTCGTACTCTTTTACTAAGTTGTCCCAATTACGTTTGATTTCCTGTAACGATTCATTCTCTTTTCTGAGTTTTTCAATCTCATTCTTAGTTTCTTCTTTTATCGACTGTCTGAGATAATCTTTAAACTCTTCTACTTTTTCATCAAACTCACTTGGCTCATAATAATCTTCACAATAGTAATAACTCAAATCGGTATCTCCTTTCTATGATAAAATATTAGTTTAGCTATGCAATCCACGCTTCCACAGGAAGCGCATCGGTGTACCGTTCCCACTCTCGCGATTCCTTACTCCATACTTCCCTGCTCCACCCATCTTTGCTGGCAGCTTCATATAGCTTTTCGATTTCCTTCACCGCCTGCAAATATCCGGTATTCTGGTCGCGCAGTATATCAATCGCCGCTTTCAAGCTGTCATATCTGTTCCGTAAACCAATATAGGAACTGTATACCTTAAAACACTGTTGGGCAGACGCAATCAGATCATCCTTGGTCATCTGCTTTAATTTCTTTTTAGCTTCATTTTCTGCAAAACTGCCGTCGCAAGAGATCCCAAAATAATCCTGTTCATAAGAGTCCCAGCCAAGCAGTCCGCCCTGTGATTCTCCTGCTTCCGCCGCCACGAAGAAAATATCGAAACATTCCGGAACCCACTCTCTCTCGATATCCTCTCTCATTCGGTCACATTCCGCACATAAATCCGCGAAAGCCATTTTGAACTCATATGCTTCGTCTTCATCACCGGCAAGGGCATTGATCAGAGAATCGTTTCCATCTTCTGATTCGGTATACCATCTGACATTTTCGCATTCTTCTTGAATGTCCCACAAATCCTGCTTTATTGAGTCCAGATTCAGATTTTTTACAATCGGCTTTTTGTACCGCAGTTGCTTTGCTTTAAACCGTTTGGTTTCTTCTGCATCTATCATTCCATTACTCCTTTAACTGCTCATTTAAGCAAATTTCAGTTGATTTTCGCTGTCATTTATTCTCAGATTCGGAAGTCTTTCTCCAATTTTAAGGTATGAGCAGTTCGCCATGACTAATGCTTCCGCCATAACTGGTACAACGCTATTACCAATTCTCGCAACTTGCTCTTTAATCGGGTATGGCTTCCAGTCAATATCGCGATCGATTATATAATCATCCGGAAATCCCTGCATCCGCTTCAGCTCTTCCGGCTTCAGCATACGTAGAAAAATGTCTTTGATTATATACGCCTCTCCATCAATATCCAGTATCACATTTACAAGTCCGAACCGGTCTTTTGTTGTAATTGTTGCCAACGGCATTTTCAGTTCCTGTCCTCCGCCTGTGCCATAATATTTAATCAAAAACGCACTGACAAGCCCGAAATGCCCTGGCGATGTCGTTATCGTGTGCAACGGCTCATCGCATCCTTGCCCAATGCCGCTTTTGTAAAATTTTGTGATAAACGCCGTAACAAGTCCATACCGGTTTGAAGTGTCAATGGTCTTTATCGGTTCTGACAGGCGCTGCCCTCTGGCATCCCCAGCTTTCTGCTCCCCGTGATACTGGATGATAAACGCCGCCGCTCTTTTGTCCTGAACTATATACGGCTTGCTTTCCAGAATGTACTTCCTGATTCCGTTTGCAATTCGTTTCTGTGTGGCATCTGCCAGCGGTTTAGATCTGTCAAATATGGATTTCCCTAAATCAGACCAGTCGATGTACTCACCACATTGCTTCCATTTTGGCTCCGAATCTTTAAAATGCGTCTGCTCCGGCCAGACTATATCTTTCCCATCTCTCCTGAAAATTGCATACCAGCGCTTCCGCGTTGTCGGCGCTCCGTAATCAGCAGCCACCAGCTCCCGACTATCAAATATGTATCCCAGCCCCTTCATTGCAGATATAAATTTCTTATAATCCTCGCCCAGGCGTTCCCTGATAGGATGTCCATTTTCATCAAGCGGGCCCCACTGTTGTATTTCTTCAACATTTTCCATGATAATCACATCGGGCAAGATTGCTTTTGCATGTTTGTATACCGCCCACGGAAGGATTCTCAGTCCACTTTTTCGGGGCTGTCCTCCTTTTGCTTTGCTGTGGCTTGTACAATCTGGCGAAGCCCACATCAGCGAAACATGACGCCCTTTTACATATCTTTGCAGGTCAACCTTAAAAATGTCCTCTGTCAAATGCAGCGTGTCCGGATGGTTGACTTTGTGCATGCGGATTGCCTGTGGATCATGGTTGATTGCAATATCAACTGGTCTCCCAAGCGCCATTTCAATCCCTACACTTGCTCCGCCTCCTCCTGCAAAACAATCTATTATCAAATCCCTCATAACCTACTATCCCCCAGAAACGCTCCCATCATCTGCTCCTGCCAGCCGGAAGGATTGTTCTGTTTTGTGGCTGGGGTATAGGCATTCGGGGGATTTGAAGGCTGCCATGCGGTTACATCATCTACCTGAATAATTCCGAAATTAAGCAAAAAAACACTTCTTTCACAAACCCCATATGACTCATGATATGTTGCCAGATAAACGCCTCCCATTTTTGTGCTTACCCATACTTCCTGTCCGTCTTTCGGCGGTCGCTCCATCAAAGGAACCCAGCAGCGCTCGTCACGCATTTGTTCAACCTCTTCTGGCATCAGCCCCGTATCCTCATACGCTTTTAACCTCATGTATACCTTGTCGATTTCATCATCATCTGGCTCTTCTGCGCTTGTCCAGAACTCTTCTCCCACCCAATAGGCATCTTGCTTTGTCAGTCTATTCATTCCTCTTTCCTCCCATCTGCCCGCAGGATGCTGTTTGCGTTCAGCTCGTCATCTGTGGCAAGCTTTGCCTGTTCCCAACATACAGGCCAACAGCCACTCCAACTTGTTTCACCGTTCCTGAATGCATACACCTTACCGCCTTCGTATTTTGCAAAATGTCGTTTTGTCCATTTCTCATTCTCTAAATCTCTTACCAAAAGCGGCGTGTCAATCGGCACTTTCGACCAATCAACCGGAGACTCGACATATTCTGCTTTAAACCACTTTACACGGTTATTGAGGCACACAGCCGTATTATCGAAATCACACTCTCTGCAAGTTATTTTGTTACACTTGCAAGGTACTCCATTTTTTACAGCGACGTCGCTGCCTTCACACACAATATCCAAAATCTCTTTTGCATACTTTTCTCTATTTGTCATTGCCATTCTCCTCTCAATTTTTATCAAACAGCGCACTATGTAGCTGCACACCCGTCATCTCTTTGCAAGCCTTGATAATCTCCGGCACGTTGCAGTCATACTCCTGCTGTATAGCGTCCATCTGCTCTGTCAAACGCTGTATCCGCACGCCGCCGAATCCTTCCGCCCGGTTGAGCGATAAAAACAAGCAGGCTCTCACCTGAGCGTTTGTCCACTTGATCTGCTGCCGCCGCATATACAGCCACCGCTGCGGGGACAACCGCATGTTGATGTCAGCGTTTAAAAAAGCCAAATCTTTCCAGCTCCGGTCACTCCCCGGAATCCGCAGGTCAATTCCGGTCTGTTCGTCAAGCATCTGTATCATGCTTTTGGCATTCGTGCTGGAACATTCTTCCCAGATTTCCTGCGTCTGGTCAAACGCCTTCATGATCCTCTTCGTTCCCCATCCCCACTCACGGCGCAGGGCAATGGCAGCCGAGCAATAGATGAGCGGCGTCCGGATGTTCAGTTCTCTATCCAACTCTCGCTCCGCCTTTTCAATGGCTATCTCCATCGTTGTCTTCTTCCGTCCCATGTTCCCTTCTCCATCTTCCGTGTTCTCCGTGACACATTGTATCCTGCGATTCCACAATTACCTCGCCGAGCTTGTATAACAGCGCCGCACCTACGCCGATTAGCACAAGCAATACCACAATAAACAATGCTGTTTTCATTTTCTCCTCCAGTCTTCTTCAAGCTTCCGGACCAGCGCCATAGCAAGACCGCGCGGAAACCCATCATTCCCATATTTCCGCGCAAAATCATTGCACACGCCCAGCGCCTCGTCCCACCATTCATCGGTTTTTTCGGGCTTCCAATATTTTTGGCACAGCCCCCAGAAATCCATAAACATCGTCCATTCTTCGCTCCCTTTTTGGAATTTTACACTTGCCATATCATGTAAACGGGCAGTCTTCCACTGATTCCTGCCACTCTCCGGCGTCCTTGAATCTCATCTTGTCGCCGTCAAAGCGCAGCTCCATCTTTCCCGTCTCTCCTTGTCTGTTTTTCTCGACCTTACAGCCTTTCTTTGACCTATCTTCCTCCGACATATTCCACAGCAGGATAATCACGCTTGCATCCTGTTCGATGTCTCCGGATTCTCTCAGCTCCGACATGGACGGTTCCCTTGTCTCCCGCCCCTCTGATGCCCTGTTGAGCTGTGACAGCAGGATTATCGGTATATTAAGCTCCATTGCCAGCGCCTTGATTGCCTTGCTGATTGCACCGACCTCTGCCACGCGGTTGCCCCGGTAGAACGTGTCTGAACGGATAAGCTGCAGGTAATCTATGACGATTACATCAAATCCCATATGCCTGCTTTCCGACCGTATCTCACTGACCGTCTTTGCGCCAGTTGAAATGACGATGTTTGACCGCTCTGCGAGCGCGTTATTCGCCATTTTAAAGCGTTTTTCTTCGTCCCCTAAGAACTTTACGGCTCGGCGTATTCTCGTCAATCCTAAACCGCTCTGCGATGCAACAAAGCGTTCGTACATCTGCTTGTCCGACATTTCCAGATTGTAAAATCCGATTTTCTTTCCCTGTTCTGCCAGATTTGTTGTTATCTGTGTTACCAGCGCAGACTTTCCGACAGCCGGACGTGCGCCGATGACAATAATGTCACCGCCCTCCAGCCCTCCTATCATGTCATCCAGATTCGGAAGCCCTACTTTCAAGCCGTCTGGATGCTCGCAGAAATAATTGTTTTGATATTCCGCAGCAATCTGCGCCAGCGTCTTAGCCTTTGCCGCCTTATCATCCCGCAGCGCTTCCAGCTCTGTCAGCAACTGTCCTATCTGCTCATTAACGCCCGCCGCCGTGACCCTTGTCCCCGACAGGAGTTTCCCGACCTGCGCCGCCTTGTAATCGTCCCTCACAGCCTCCGCATAGCTCTTTATCTGCGCTGATGTGACCGTGACGCTTACGCATTCTTTAAGACTTTCTGCAACCACGCTCTCCGGCATCTTATCGCCGCACAGCCGCTCCCGGACCGTTACCAGATTGACCGGGTAGCCGTTTTCGTATCCTCGCAGATACTCCAGGTACACGCGCCCCAACAGCTCTGAGGTAAACATTTCCGGCTCCAGGAATGCCGCAATCCGGTCTATCGCCTCCCCGTCCATCAGAAGGGAGCCTACAACGTTCTGTTCCGCAAAGTAACTCATACGCCTATCGCCTCCAAAAAGTCACACAATGGCATCGGCGGCTCTTTTCCGTCAATCTCACATGCTTGCACATATCTCAGCACAGCCGTTTTGATCCTGACCATCTCGTTCCAACGGGCTTCCGGATCCATCCCCTTTACCTTGTCAAAAAAAATCTTAAACGCCGTGCTCCTGCAATCCGGGTTATCGTCCGGATAGTAATTTGCAAACCGCTCGAACAACTCCATAACGCTGACGGTTGGAACCGGCTTCTGTGCGATTTCCCGCAGCTCTGCGATAGTTGGGAAGAATCTGCTGTCTCTTATGTGCTTCATGACTGCCTGTTCAAGATTCTTTTCATCCAGATCACACAGTCCGCGATACCATGTATTAAAAAATTCAAGCTTTCTTTCCCCGTCCATTTTTTCAAACCGCGCCGGATATGCCGCTTCCAGCATGTCCATGATTTTTACAAACGCTCTTCTGTTCATGTCTCAGCTCCTTCCAAAAACCTGCTGACAGGCGACTGGGATGCTTTCCGGCTGCCGCCCCTGTCCTGCTCCTTTGCCAGCCACGCATTGACAAATCGCATGATTCCTCGCCGCGTCTTTCGTTTTGCCGGATTGCCCTCGCACCAGCCTTTCATCTTCCGCAGCTCCGTCATGACATCAACAGCGGGATACAGCTCCTTCCAGTGGTCAACCTCATCCTGTGTGATCCCATAATCCGTATTATCATTCAGCGGCAGCGTGATAACCGGCGGCGCGGATGCCGGTTTTTCCGGCTCCGTGCTATATATATTATTCTTTTCTTTACTTTTCTTTACTTTACTTTCCTTTATGGCATAAATCTGAGATTTACTCGGGTTTTTCTCGGATTTACTCGGGTTTTTCTCGGATAAATCACTGTTTTGAGTATACTTAATAAAAGGTAGCGTTTCCTTCTCACTTAAAAGCCAGATACGTTCATCTACCTCAATCCCGCATTTCGCAGCTCTCACCTTGACAGCTTCTTGAAACCGGCATTGTATTCCGTGGGAAGTAATGATAGTGACCGACTCGGGAAGTATGCTTTTTATAAGTAGTGACCGCCCGAATAAGTATTCCATTACTTGCTTTACCTTTTCGCCCGTCATACCGAGGTCATCCGCGATGATATACATATAATCATCGTCCAGCTCGATATAGTAGCCATTTCGATATATCTCGCACAGCAAGTACAGATATATCGTGATCCCGTCCACCCCAAATCGGCTCTTTAGGATCTTGATTTTCTTATCAGAGAAAAAATCTACATCAAAAGGAAAGTAATCTATGCCGGTTTTTCGTGGTCTACCCATCTTTCCAGCCTTTCCTTTGTAGTGGGGGATGCGCCGCTTGCCCCCGGCGCTGGGGTAACAGGAGGTATCCCGTCATGTCCGTGATATATATCCCCCATTTACAAGTACAAATCAGCAGTTTCTTTCGCGCTTATTGCGCCGGTGTTTCAACCGTTTTTACTTCTTCTATTTCCACGCGGATATATGGTTCTCCGTCCGTGTAAATGAAGTCGTGTGTAAAGTTTAGTACGTGTTTCGGGTCGTCATCTGGAATCACGCCGCAGTCCCGCAACGCATCTTCTATGAACTTGTCAGCCAGCCCGAATATGTTCCCTCTGTCCCGCTTTGCGCCTTTTTTCGGCTCTGCAAAGGTATAATGCAGGATAACCGGCGCCGATGCTTTCCAACGCTTTAAATCACGCCGTATTGCGTTCGTGGCAAGCATGACATATTGCCGCTTCAATCGCCCGCCTGCTTTCGGGTTCTTCCCGACTTCTGCAAGGTAATTGTTTAAGCTGGGGAACGTCTTGTCTCCAAAAAATCTGCCTTTAATCGTGAACCCCTTCATAAGAACGACCTCCCGTATCTTTTCCGGAACGCTTCCCGTGCTGCATCCTTGTCCATGCCTTCCGCACAGCGGTCACGCTCGTATGACACCTGAGCCAGCATTTCAAGTAGCACCCTCATTTCTTTACACTGGTGTGCGCTGATCTTCCCAGCGGTATGATGTTCCTTCGTCAGCGGAACCCACAGCCCATCTTCATCCGCCTTTGCCCGATCCGGGCCCATCAGGCAGTGATGACGCTCTACATTTGGCTTTCCGTCTATCAGGTCATATCCCGAATATCTCATGTTGATTATGATTGAATCTTTCATACGTCCACCAACAGCTCACTCGACCAGATTGAATGCGTCAGCACTTTCGTATGTTTGCAGTAATCACACCGCTCGCATCTGACTGGCTCATATTCCCCATTTTTTAACGCAAGGATATGCGAAACGTTCTTTTCCACTTCCGACAGTGCTTCATCCATCAGCGCTTGTTCCACCTGAATCACTTCAATATCTGGATATTCTTCTTTGGATGCAGCAGCAATCTTAAACGGCAACTTCTTCCCGGTGTTAATCTCCACGATTTTCTGATATACTGCGCCCTGGATGTCGTACCCCCAATATCGGATAAAGTCCAGATATCCAAAATCTTTCAAAAAATTTGCTTCTCTCAGGTTTTTCATACATTTCAAATCAACGATCAGCACATCGGGAAAATAGCTGTCCATCTTAATCTTCCACTTAGCTCCAAACAGCTCCCCTGTCATAATGACCTGTTTTTCCCCCGCCATATGGCGCATGAAGTATTCATCCCGTTCTATACGGTTTATGACTTCTTCTGCCCGGCGGTACTCTGCTTTTAAAGCACCTTGTTTTGTAAAGATATCAGGGTTCTGTGCTTTGAACAGGTCAAGCGTCCCTTCAAAATGTGCGTCTACATAAGAGCCAACCATCAGGGATGTTGTTTTTTTCATCTCCCATTCCCCATTCAGACACGCCAGCGCTTCCGCTTCGCATCCTACACGCCCCAGCGTTCCCATAAACTTCTTATACTGGGAGACTGACAGGTATTCCCTGTCTGCCTCCTTTGAAAAATAATTCTCCGCAGTCAAGTTCATTTTGCGCCCTCCGATACATCTTTTTCATTTAACTCAGGAACGCCAAGCGGTTCGTCCACGACTTCCGTTTTAGGAAAATATGATTCTACAGTTGCCTGTCCATCCTTAATTGCCTTATATACACCCTGTAACAAAATAATATCTTCATTCCCATAAGTACCTGCCGGACGTCCAACATACTCCTCAACCCTATCTTTTGTTACCCCAAACTCAGCTTTGAATACTGAAAGCATTTGAGAAATCCTCTCCTGCATGGGCCTCCCGTCTCCGATTGACATCGTTTTCTTACACTCTTCCACTGCCATATCAACTACATCTCCCGGAATCACTCCTAAAATACATGCTCGCATCCGACGTGCCCCAAAATTCGCAGTTGCTTCGTAAATATCACGGCTATCCGTAAGTTTATATGAACCTTTTTTTGTGTCTCTTTTATGTTCTACCGTGAATACCTTTGTTACCCTCGTATTGGTTTCAAGGTCCCAAGCATATGCCATCATTTCCGAGGCGCCATCTTTCTGCTCCAGCTCAATGATTCCATAATCTATATTCCCCCATGTCTTAGCAAGTGTTTCAGCAAGTCTAATAGATGGGCCGGAAACCCGCTCCCCCCCACGGGGATAAGCGTATACAGCCTGTCCTGCAAGGCTTCTTCTCTGACACGCCCTTTTGATACGCTCGGCCGCCTCAAATTCATCACGCGGAAATTTTTTTGCGATTACCATCGCTGCCTGTACTTCCTGTGCTTGACGGTTAATCATCATCTGGTTATTTCCAGAAGGCGCAGGAGCCGTTCTCTGTTGTTCCATCAATTCATCCATAAATAAATCCTCCTTATAACTCATACACGGTCATTTCCGCATCATCCGTGGTCCTTGTGGCGATAAACTGCAATCCCTTTTCCCTGCACTTGTCATACAGCCGGTTTTTCCATTCCGTAGAAAGCTTCTCCACTCCATCAATCAGGATAATTCGCAGTCCTTTCGGGTTCTGGATTGCCACGTCGATACACAGATCCAGTTTTTCGCCATCCGACAGGTTTGACACCGGCAGCCCATTGATTAACGGAACACCATCTTTAACAGTCAGCCCAGCGATTGGGATTTTACACTCCTGAAGGATTTCGCCCGGAAGAGTGCGGGCTTTTTCGATTTTTCTGGTCAGCTCTTCTGCTTCTTCACTCAGATCCTCCACATCACTCTGCAAAGAGAGCATCCGCCGGTATTCATTGATGTGAGATTTCATTTTTTCAATCTCAGCAGCCTGCACTACCAGATCTGTCACATCCTGCGGTTCACGGTCGCGATATTCTCTATATGCTTCGATTTCTGCATCATACTTTGACACACTGGCTTCATATTCTTTGTCATACAGTGCTGACTTATCAGCCAGTCTTTCAGCCAGACCACTTTTTTCAGTCGCAAGAGCTGCAATCTGTTCCTGCATCCGCGCAATATCCTTGTCAATCTGAGCACGGCGGTTCCCGATTTCCGTTGTAAGAGCAGCCTTTTTAATCTCGCGGTCGGCTTCGTACTTGCGTACTTTATTGTCTCTGCTTTCCAGCAGGTTCTTTGCCGTCTGAATCAGCTCGTTATTTTTTCGGATACGCTCAATCTGTTGGTACAGCTCACCGGCACTGGCGCTTTCCCACATATGAAGGTTGTAACCTTCAGGGATTGTCGCGGCGATTTCTTCGATAAAAGCCCGCTTGTTCCGAATATCCCGGTTCACATCCTGCCGGTGCATGAAATACTCGCCCTTTTCGGACTGAATGTCATTGAGAACTGAAAGAATGTTCTGATCGTAATTGACCCATGCCGGGATCTCCCCGAACCATTCCTTAATCTTCATCACATCCCACGGATATTCAATCATGTCTAAGATGATTGCATTCTGCTGCTTCTCGGACATTTCCAGAAACTCCACTGGATTGAGCTGCAATTCCGTGAAAATCTCCCTCAGAAACGCTTCTGGACTTCCGACTTCTCTCCCATCCTGTTTTACGGATTTATAATCAACCTGATTTGTCCGCGCTTTACGGTTGATTCTAAGCCCTGTATCTGTCTCTATCAGGACTTCTCCCTCCGTTTCGCCGTTCCTGACAATATACTTACGGTCCGATTTGTTAGACAGCGCATATTTAATCGCATCAATTACAGATGATTTTCCTACGCCGTTGCGTCCTGCCAGTTCCCTGTTCGCACCATCCGCTTCGTATTCGGAAATGCCAAACAGGTTTTTGATACGAATTTTGGTAATTTTCATTGCATTCTCTCCATTCCCGCCTTATACTAAAGGCGTAATATTTTTTCATTGGCGCTGGTACTTTGGTCGGTTCAGCGCCTTTTTCTTTTCCGGCTTCTTAATTCTTCTTCGCGTGCCGCGCACAGCACTGTTGCCACAAAGCAGCCGGCGGCGGCGACCGTCAGTACCGTCGGCGTGATCATCATGCCAAACGTCTCCCACATGATCAGGGCTGCCATGACCAGCGTTGTTCCAGCCATCATACATATATCAGACTTGTCCATCTTCACTTTCATCTCCTTTCCGGCTGGATAATCGCCCACCTCAGCGCCGCAGCTGCTTCGGCATCGCTCTTACCTCCTCCCTTTCTTTTTGCTGTACCATACGGATGCTATTATCAGTAGAGTAAGCTCAACCGCTGCCCCTACTATTACTCCGCACCAAAACGGCGATATCCACACCATTTCTCACCTCCTCTCCCGAACATCTGCAAAATCTCGTCATCTGTAAAATGTAATACCCTGTCGAGCGCCCATATCTCTCCCAACCGGATTGTTTCGCCTTCTGCTTTCCGCTTTACGAGGGTGTTTCTGTTAATTATGTTCCGGCGGTCAAGGTCTTTTCCCGTCAGCCCGCTACGAGCCAGGCCGACATTGATGACGCGCCGGACGGCTTCTTTGCGGTCCGCATACACCCCAAGTGCTTTTGTTTTCGGCATCTCTTTCACCTCCACATCCAATATAGATTTGATAAAATCAGCGCGGCCATCGTGATTTCCCACGCTATGCGCCATCTCTTTGTCTCCTGCTTTGCTTCTTCGATGACTTCTACTGCAAAGCTGTCTTCTCTTTCGTTAATATCCATACCTCCTATCTCTTGCTTCCTGCTTATCCCCGTCCTATACTGTACTCACAGGCTCCCGCCAGAGCCGAGTACAAAAGAAAGGAGCAATTCTATGCAGACAAATTCTGAAAAACTTCTAAATTTTATGAGAGAAAACCGAGAACGAAAAAATAATCACTTCCATGATGAAGATTTTTGCTCTTTTGGATTCCCTCCTGAATATTTAGAACGTTATCTGGATGAGTTAGAACAAGCCGGATTCATCTCTGTGAATCGTCAGTGGGTTATAATGTCATACTCGCTTCTTTAACAGCATCCTTAATAGCATCAAGGGCAGTGGAGTGTTTTTTTGTCTCTGCCCTTGACACTAGATTTCGTTCAGGCAAAAAACTGAAATCTCCAACGTCAAGCGAAAGATTTAATACCGGAGATTTTTCACAGCCTTCCGCTGAAAATGTAACACTGCGAACTCCCTGTGATATATTTACCCCGTCAATCCAGATTTCAACGCCCCGATTCCCTGTCATTTCCATTCGGAATTTAGGGACACGGTCACATTCCCTATTTAAATACTCGCTCATTTCTCTCACCTCCCCTCTTCGCCGCTTACTGCTTTTTCTAAGTCTCTGCGAACCCGGAAAGCGTTCGC